CCAAGTCGAGCGCTTGCGTAAAGATAAAATCAAACTTTTGTCAGACTTAAAGGAGAAGCAAAATGACGATGAAAAGTGAAAAGATATGCCCATCATGCGGAAAGCCCGTGGGCCAGCCATACGGCGAGCGCTGCACGACGACGCGGATGCACAAGGCCAAGAGCGTATTCAATGGCGACATTGAGCGGCTGAGCTTTGAGGAGCGTTGGGCGGAGATAGAGCCGCTGTACTACCTGACCGGCGATCAGCGGCTCACCCTGACGCAGATTGGCCATAAGCTAGGCATTGGCGCGTCACAAGTGAGCCGTGTGGCTAGGGAGGCGCGGGATCGCGGGCTAGTGGACCGCAGGAACGCAGCGCCGAGACGAAGCCCTTACAAGGGCATCAGCTACGGCTCCATGCCAGCAGCCATGCTGCCGACAGCGCAGGCGAACCCTGAATTTCGCAACTGGATTATCGTGCAGACGGCAACGTCAGGCGTAACCGTCTGCGAGCTGGCCATCTCGGCCCTTCTGGACACGTACTACGAGGAGACGCAGACGGATTAGAGCATCAATTCAAAATGGGGACCGTCGATAAATGGTCGGCGTCCCTGCGAGCGGCGAAGATCAACGTAAGCATTCATCGCCTCTTCCATCGTGCCATCCCATTCTCGAATGTCTGGGATGTGCCACGCTGCACCCCATCGCACAGGCACACCAACCTCAATCGCAGCTTCCTTCACGGCATCCGCAATATCATCGTACAGATTTAATTCCCACGATCCGCGCGATCCAATGTACGCCATAAGGTCAACGGCATTGCCATCGATGTGCTTGGACTTCATCGTCTTGCTGGCACCCTTGGCTACGAGCTTGCGCTGCTCTTCGATGGTGCGCAGGCCGCAGATTACTCCGAAGTCTGTCTTGGTGTGGCCGATAGCTGACTTAACGACAGCGACTAGACGCTCATCGACGCCTTCCAACTTGCTCAAGCTGCGCCCTGAAAGTTTAAATGTCATTTCTTCTTCCTCTCCATAAAGCCTTCAGCAGCACCAGCGCCGAAGTAGAAGCCAAGAATAACAATCATGGCCCAGCCAATTTGAAAGTCTTCAAGCACTTGCTGAACCTTGGCTGCATCAGATACGCGGTCCATCAAGGTAAAGCCCAAGACCATAGCAAAGCAGCTAAGATAAACGCCAGTAAAAGAGAACGCGATGACACGTTGCGCTAGTTTAAACGGGGCATACGCGCCCATAATATCGACCTTGGCCTTGGTCTTAGCCGCGACCTCTTCCTCTGTGGACGTGTGAAAGCTGTCGATCAAATCAATGCCTGATTTAATTACGTCACCCGATCCAAATAGTTTTCCAAGCAGTCCTGCCATTACCATTTCCCCTGTGCTTTTCCGATCCACCAAGACAATAAGCCTAAACCAGCGAGACCAGCAAGTGTTGCGAGTGTGCCCACCGTCCAAGCAAGCAACGCTTCTTTGATTTCTGCTTGCCGATAGGCAGTTTTCTTGCGCTGCGCGCGCACCTTACGGAGCAAATCCTTGTATTCGTCTAAGCCTTTTTGCCCATGATAAACGCGCAGGATTGTTTCCAAGTCTTTCCTTAGCTGAGCCGCTTTCTTTTGTGCAGCAAATATCTCAATAGCTTCTGCCTCTGCTGAACCAGTCATGCTCTTCCATATCGACGGGTTCTTTGCCTTCTCAGCAGCGTAGTTCACATCGCTGATAGCCCCAGCGAACTTGCTTAAAGCAGACGTGGCGTCTCTACCCGCAGCTAATAGCTGCTTAGCATTGCTTACAGCCGACGCGGCAACAGACAGGGCTGTGATTGGGTCTATCATTTCGCCCCTAAGCTCCCCGCAACGAGCTTCATGCTGTCAAGCCCCAGAACCATCTCACGTCTTCCGCTCCACAAGGCGGTCAATCTTCTCTTCTATACGGTCAAACCGTTGCACGATCTGAGCCAGCGTGGCGGTGCTGTCGGCGCGCGTCACGTACTCTTTCGCCATGTCTTCGCGCGTCTTGTTTAGCAGTATCTGCACGCGCCTGACCTCGTCGGATTGCGACTTAATCCACCATGCGATAAGCCCTACAATAGCTGTGAGTACCGCATTCCAAAGCGCGTCCATTTCCATAAGTGTGACCCCAACTTAACGTCACCGCATCATAGCACACACATTCCGCTTGTGCTACCATCCGACACCTGTTAACAGATTGTTAAAAGGAGAGCTAAAATGCGAAAGACACGACAAATCGGGCCTCGGATTGACGAGCGCATCTATAAGGATCTCAAGGAGTACTGCGGCGAGAGCGGCCTAAGCATGTCGCTTGCTGTTGAGTTTGCCCTGAAGGAATACCTTCACGGGCAGATTGACGACAAATGATCGTTGTCGGCATCGACTGCGGATACCGCACGGGCGGCGTCGCGCTGCTTGGTGACGGCGGGTGGGCCGAGGTTCACGATCTTCCGACGTACTCTGAGGGCGGCGTTGACGTCAACGCGCTCATGGACATCATCACGTCTGCCGGCGACGTTGGCCACATATACGTTGAGAAGCAGCAGGCCATGCCGAAGCAGGGCGTGTCCAGCACGTTCAAGCTGGGGCTTGGGTACGGCCAGATCATCGGAACCTGCGCGCTGGCAAGGGCTCCCTACTCGCTGATCACTCCGGCGAGCTGGAAGCGGTCAATGAATTTGCCGAAGGATAAAGACGCCGCGCGTCGGCTGGCGCAGCAGTGGTTTCCCACCCTGACGGAGAGGCTGAAGCGCAAGAAGGATGAGCATCGCGCGGAGGCTTTGCTGATCGCAATGTATGGAAAAGGAAGGTAAGTAAGAATGAATGAGAAGCGAAAAGAGTATGAAGAGAAGGCGATGAAAGCTGTAGCCAATGAGGCCCAGCGGCAAGTGATTAATATGCGCAACGCTGGCTGCACGTATGCAGAGATTGGTCAGAGGCTTGGCATGTCGTCAGGAAATGCGTCAGCCTTATTTCATAAATACAGTAAAAAGGTTGATAACTTTGCGCGCGTCCTAGAGCTGGCTGACGAGCTTGGGGGCGCGCTAAACGTCTCCATATCAGAGCTGCGGCACATCTCCCCGAATTACGGATTTAGGTTTTCTCGCGCCGCCAACAAATATCTTATGACGGGCTTAACGCTCAGGCAGGTCGTAGCCTCAGACCCGAAGTATTTCGCAAAGCAGGGGGGTATTGGGCCAAAAACTATCATAGGCTTTATGGATGACGTTAAGAGGCACTTCCGCAGAGACAAAAGTGTCTTCAAGATGACGCGTTACTACGTCAGTAGAATTGATTACACTGTTAAGTCGCCCATCCCGCACCAAGTCATGGAAGCCATCAAGACCATTCGACGGTACGGCTACAGCGTAACAGTTAAGAGTAAGTACGATGAGAAATACAACAAAGCGCTTGAGGCGCGCAGCGAGGCCCTTAAATGCCGGTGAGAGAAAACATCTCTAACGAGGAATACCACCTCAACCCAGCGCTCAGCGCAAGCGGAGCTAAGACGATTGCCATGCAATCTCTGGCTCACTTCAAGTACGCAAAGCGCAAGGTGACGACCGCGTTTGATATAGGCACAGCCGTGCATACGCTGGTGCTGGAGCCACACCTGAAGGGAACCGTCTGGTGTGGCCCTGAGACGCGTCGCGGCAAGGAGTGGAAGGAGAGATATGCGGAAGCTCAGGAAGCGGGTGCCGTATTGCTAACGGAGGCCGACTACCAGCAGGCCGTTGACATGGCGACATCCGTCCGCTCGAACGCAGCCGCGATGGAGCTTCTTGGCGGGGATCTGCTTGTCGAGGCGAGCGTATTCAGCCACGACGCTGAGCACGGCGTTGACATGCGCTGCCGCCCAGACGGCTGGCGCAAAGACATCGCGGCGGTGGTCGACCTGAAGACGACAATCGACCCGTCGCCGCAGGGGTTTGCCAAGCAGTGCGCGAATTTCGGCTACCACCTGCAAGACCAATTTTACCGACGCACGATGTTGAACGACGGCCATGAGGTTGACCGCTTCGTCTTCATAGCAGTCGGAAAGGACGCCCCATATCCCGTGGGCGTTTACGAATTGGACTACAGCTCGCTCGACGAAGGAGCGGCTGGCGTTCAGTATGCGCTGGGCAAATACGCCCAAGCGCAGGAACGGAACGTGTGGGACTACGGATACGGAGATCTGCAAACGATCTCTATTCCGCCCTACTCGTTCAACTTTACTCAGGCAAACTAAGTCAGGAGACACACATGCCAATTTCATTCGGATCAAACGACAGCAGCGGCGCGAGCAACTTTATCCGCGCAAACCTGCCCCAAAACCGCTGGTGGGCAAAGACAGAAGCGGGGGACGAGCCCATCGACATGGATCGAGGCTTCGCCGTCGACATTTCGAACGTGATTTTCGGTTGGTTGATGATCGACACCGGCGTTCGAGACTGGCAGGCGTGGCCGAGCCCATCGCAGGGGACGCCACGCCCAAGCGAGAACCACAAAAACGGCTTCGAGGTTGACTGCTGGCTCAGCGATGGTCGCCCCGCCACTTTCAGCGGCAACAGCTACGGCTTGGGCCAGTTTATCGCCAAGCTGTACAACAAGGCTGAGACGATGCCTGAGTTTGCCGAGGGTAAGGTGCCGGTCGTGCAAGTGACGTCGAGCACGCCTGTGTTGGTCGGAAAGGGCACTTCATATGACGTCGGGTTCGAAATCCGCACGTGGATCGACCGTCCGTCTGGCGATGCAGCGCCCGCAGCGGCACCCGCAGCCGCTCCAGCTCCAGCAGCAGCACCTGCTCCAGCACCTGCGGCTGGCGGGAACGATTTCGGCTTCTAAGACTTTGGGCGTGGCGGTGGTGATCGCCGCGCCCTTAACAAATTAAAAAGGAATGAGTAAAAATGAGTGAGGCGTATTTCGCAAAGGTTTTGCAGGGCGCGGTCGACGATGTCGTGTCGTCTGGAAAGGGTGGCCGCAATGAGGGCTTGAACAAGGCCGCATTCTCTATCGGTCGGCACGCGCACCTCGCGCCCGCCAACATCGACGACG